GTCCAGAGTTGGTGTTGCAGCATTTAGAACAATGTTCCCCAAGTTTGATGAATGGTATGGAAATATCGCTAGTATACTTGCACACTCCAAATTGGCTTCGTCTATTTTAGCCAATATGTTGAGAGTGTATACTACTATGATAGATTTCCTATCGACTTTCTTGTCTCGTTTCAATGCTGTTACAAGTATGGATACGTACACGAGAGTTGTTATGTTTTGTATGAGTTTGTATGATATGTTTTGTGTGATTGGTAGTCAGGTTGAAGTTAGATTTAACTTGGCTGCTAGACCACAAGCAGGCCCTTTGGAGAGCGTCTTTTTAGCGACAGCACTTTCCACTTTACTCCCAAAGAGCATTCATAGTCTCATTAAAGACATTCCCACTTTCACCAACTTCAAATTGTTGGATGATTCAACGTGGATTTTTGATTTGTTTTCTTATATAGTTACTCTCCCTTACAAGATGTGTGAGTTATTATTACCGAAGACAGAAAAGACGCAGAGCATTTTTTCCGCATTGCGTATAGTAGAAGACTTTTTGCCTTTTAGTTCCCTTAGTAAGTACCATTACGAAATGAAGATCGTTTTGGATGAGTATGCTGCCAAGATGTCTATAGTGGGTGATAAAGCTTTTCAGGATAGGGTTGTTGGCTTCAATGCTCGGTATGCAAAGTATCGTTTTATTTTTTTGGAAGATCGTAAGGAATTGCCCCCATATATGTTGGATCATGACAAGAGATTTAAAAACCTCCTGAATAAAGTTAACTATATGAAAAGCAATATCCGAGTTGAACCAGTTGCATGTATCTTTAATGGAAAAAGAGGCACTGGTAAGACGACGTTGATGAACATGATTGCCCAAGGATATGCTGTTCAAAATAGTGTTTATTACCACACCTCTCAAGAGGATAAGGATTTCCATGATCAGTATGATAATGAGGATCTTTATGTTATTGATGATATAGGGCAGAAAGGAGCTTGGCAATGGGGTGGAATGATAAATTTTGTTTCAACATCAAAAAATCCTCTAGTTTGTGCGGAAGCAGAAAAGAAGGGAACAAAATTTTTTACCTCCCGCCTCATTTTGGCTTCAACTAATAATATCAATATAACGCTTACGGCGAATTGTGGTATTACAGACATTGGAGCCTTACATAGGCGATTGATCAATATGGATTTTGATCAGATCACTTTTCATGAAGGAAAGTTTGCCGGCCGAATTATAGTGAAGGACTATAGTTTACAGCAGAATAGATGGATAGAAACAGCAGGTTTTGATGCAACAGATGGAGCTTTTGATATGATGGAGATTGCTGTTTTTTTGAATGAACGTATGGCTAAAAAGAAGGCCAATATGCAGATTTTTTCCAAGGTGACTGATTTTGGAGCTATTCCACAATCACTCACCGTGACAGAAGCTGTGTATAAGGTAGCAAACTATGTTGATAGGATCCCGAAGAGCACTTTATTTGGTGCATCAGTAATTGCTGGCGCAGCAGTTGGAGCAGTTTGTACTCCCGATTTATATATGCCAACTGTTTCAAAGATTGTTAGTTATTTTAGGGGTTTGTTTCGGGATTTTAGTGAAATGCCTCTTAGCATGCAGGATATGTGGAGTGATAGTATTAATGGAGCTGGAAGTTTGCTTGCTAAGGCTAGTTCTGTTGAGCTGCACACGAAAGTAATAGCGACTAGTGTAGCTCTGACCATGGCTTACGGTATTTATAAGTGTTTTGATCTCTTGACAGATGATAGTGAGGATGTTCCCAAGGAGTCTAAGGCCCTCCATTATAAGGCCCAGAGGAAAGAGCGTATCAAGATGATGGCAGCAATGCCTCAGTCTTTATCGCGTTTGTTTCGAGATGTGGACTGTGCTGTTGATATACCGGCACTAACACGCATTAAGAATCATATGGTGGTTGTTGAAGCTAATTTTGTAAATCGTGATAACAAGAATACAACCACTTTCTCAAGTTCAGTGATCTCAGGTAGGTATTTTACTTTGCCATTGCACGCCCTAAATCTAGAAGTAGGAGATATAGCCACTTTCACTATTTATACATCACCTGTTACAATACAATATGATAAAATAGAGTGTGAAGTGGCTTATGTCAATTACAAAGATGATATAGCAATTGTAATATTGCCATTGTGCCTACCAAAATATTTTGGCAATGTTAATTTTGTGGCTGATACAAATGTGACAGAAGTCGTTTTGTGTACACCTGGTGGTGTTGTTGATTTGGAGACCCGAGTTACTAGTATGGATTGTAGAGTTACTTATAAAGCTTTCAATACTGGTTATTTAGGTACCCTTACCGACGAGACTTCCATGTTGTATGAAGAACAACAAGATGGATCATGTGGTAGTTTGTTACTTACTAAGGATGGTTTTCTTCTAGGCCACCATGTTGCAGCAGTGTCAACTAATTCTCCAGATGCACAAGAGTTTGGCTGCGCTAAGCTATTCTCTCAAAAGACTATTCGCAAGATACGTGAGTTGTTTGATGAGAGAGTGGACTACGCAGTACAGATGTCAAAGAGTATGACGGAAGGATCAATTACACGTATTGATGCTAAGGTATTTAGCACGACTCCAAATAGGACGAGTTATGTGCCTTCATTGGTAAATGGTATATTTGAGATCACACGGGCACCTGCAAATTTGGCGGTTTATGGAGAAGATACTCTCAAAATTATGTCTCAGAGGAATGGATATAGGAAAGTGGAGGCCGTCGATAATCATGCTTTGGCGTATGCTGAGGAATACATTGATGGGTTTTTACCTACTGTAGGAGTTTTGAAATCCGAAAAAGAAGTTGTCTTAGGCAATGGAAATATTGGACGAATAGACCCCAAGACTAGTGTGGGACATGGATTGAAGGGAGAGAAAAGTGAGTATCTTGATTTTGAGAATGGATTGATTAAACCCGTTATGAAGGAGAAAGTGCAACAGTTTTGTGATGAGGTTACCGCAGGGACGTATAAGTTTGATACGTACTATACGGAAACTTTGAAAGATGAACTGAAAAATGTTGCGAAAGTAGATAGTCCCAGAGTTTTTAAGGCAGGACCATTGATGTTAACGTTGATGTATAGATTTTTCTTTGGTGAGATGATGGGACGTGTCTCTGACGAACGATTGACTAATGGCATAATGGTTGGTATTAATCCCCTAGGTTTTGAATGGGAACGGTTTGCCAAGGCAATGTTGTCTTTTTCCCCACATTTCTTTGATGGAGATTGGAAATGGTGGGATATAGGGATGTTAACTCAAGCCCAGCAACGAGCATTGAAGAAGTTAAAATCAAAGGTTTTTAGGCCTGCACATTATCTCATTTTTAATTCAGTTTTTGGAACGTTTTTAGATTCAGTACAGTATGAGCGTGTTTGGGACATGTGTGCTGTGTTGTTGTATATGACTCCCACCATCACAGGTAGGTCTGCATTTATAACTACACATTCCATGCCTTCTGGATGCGCTGTTACAGCATTTTTTAATTCTTTAGTTAATAAGTTATATGGTCCATACATTTTTTATGTTTTACACATGCGCAAGTTCGGTATCCCACCAAAAACGAACATGTATAGAGAGAACGTGCGTGATTTTGTCTATGGAGATGATAAAGTAACGGCAGTTAAGGAAGCTGTGAAGAATTGGTATAATGGGCCCGCTTTTGCGACGGTAGCTAGAGAAATGGGGTTGGATTTTACCCCTGCCGACAAAGGAGCCTGGCAGTACGAAACTAGGTCCTTGTTTGATTGTGGATTTCTTAAAAGAGGATTTTACTTTCATACAAGGTTAGGAAAAATCGTTGCACCATTAGAGGTGGTGTCCATGCAGGGAACGTTAAACTTTGTGAGCGATGGATTTAGAAACGAGGAGTTATCTATTGTTAAGGTCCAGAATTTCCAAAGGGAAGCATTTTTACATGAGCATCAATATGAAGGCATGATGAGACATGTCAAACAATTCGTCGCCAGTCGAGGACTTGTCGTGGATTACTTGAGTGAAGAATATTTAGTTAAACTTTATCTTCAGGATGATTACGGTGATTACTTGCGGCTTACGTAGATGTTAACGAAGGAGACCTAGAATAGGTAGTTAGATTTTATTTTTTTGGAAATGTATATATGATACCCCCTACCCCATACCTCTTATGTATCATTTCGACAATAGTATGTTAAGTGTGGGATGTTTGTTTAGTTTATAGTTTGTTTTTTTTGTATATATGTCTAATTAGATCTGTTGTTTTTGAGTTTATTACATTATTAACGGGTTAGTATAGTAGCGCCTTACGAGGATATACGAAGCCCTGTTCCATTTTATTTTCTTTTAAGGTGGACTAGAGAACCCCCTATAGTGCGTTTGTTTAGCACGATTCTCGTTTAGTATTTAATATAATATGTATAGTTTTAATAATAATAATAGTAGTAGTAGCACGTTTGGAGAAGATATGAGTATGGGAGTTAAGTTGTCCTCCCGAGAAGTGACAACCGTATCTGAACGGAATGGTCGAGTTACCGATCATACCGTGTCAGATAATGTTATTCAGGAAAGTCCGTGGACCTTGAATAACATGTTGGAAAGATATGCTTTCTTAGATACATATCCATGGTTGTCCTCACAGACATCCCATACTGTATTGAAGAAACTTAGAGTTCCGCAAGATCTTTTGACCACGACAATCTCCGCTGTGCCGTTTAGCAGTTTCATCTATTGGAATGGAGATGTAGAGATTAATTTTCAGATTACTTCTACTCCTCTAACCCAGGGTATGCTTGCCGCTGTTTTTGTACCATTGAGTGCAGAGCGTTTTATTGATTCGACCATTGTGCCGAATTTTTCAAACGTTTCTGTTAATCAGGTAGTATATTTGTATGCAAATACGAATACTGCTGCCAAGATGCTTATTTCTTATAATTCACCGCAAGCTTACCTTGATCTAACAGTTGATACCATAACGACACGTAATGCGTTGGGTTATTTATACCTGGTGGTATTTAACCCTATTGAGCTAGCTGCAACAGCTTCTGACACAAGTTCTGTGAGTATTTTTACTCGCTTTTTGAATAATAAGTTCAAAGTACCTCGTGTGTCTCAATCTTTTTCAGCTAGACCTCAATCCATGGCAATGGTTGGACAAGTAGCCGCCTCAATACTTACCCAACACAAGTCAACACCAGCCAATGGTACGAAATCTGTGCTTCGTACTATTTCAGATAAACTCATTCCTAAAGGACTCTTTAGTGACGTATTGGACTCGGCATTGGGAGCATTTGGCCTTGACAAGCCAACTGATCCTAATCTGAGCCCACCATCGTTACTGATGGGAACTCAAAGAATGAATTTTGCACAGGGAGTGGAGAACATCGATAAAATGACATTGTTTCCAGCACAAACGTTTGAAACGACTGCTGAAACCTTTGCCACTAACGTTGATGAGATGGATATAAATTTTCTTAAGAAGAAATACTCTTACTTAGGATCATTTAAATTCAATACGACAACACCAATTGGAACTGTTATCGCTAGTTGGCCTATTTCCCCTATTCCGACTGATTTTGTTAATATGGGAGTGTCGCAGACTAATTTGCTTTCTTATATTTCAGTACCTTTTCAATTTTGGAGAGGCTCACTGAGCTATAAAGTGCAAGTTGTTTCTACGTCATTCCAGACAGGAAAGATTTTCTTTGCTTTCAATATGAACACATTCACTCCGGCTTCGGGTCTTACAATAGGTCAACTCACCTCCCAGTATGGTCAGGCATACGAGATTAATCAGGGGTCTAACGAGATTGAATTCTCAGTGCCCTATGTTTCTAATACCCCCTACCTTGATGTGCCAAACTCAAATATTCCATCACTGGAAGATACAGTTGGTATGATTAATGTAGTGGTTATTAATCCTCTCGTTGCGCCTAACAATACACCCATCCATATCACCCTCAACGTTTTTATTGCTGGAGGGGATGATTTTGAACTAACTACTTTGACTCAGTCAAATAATTTGGTTCCTGTTCAACCCATCCAGCTAGCCCTATTCGATGAGGACTTTGTGCAAATCCGTACAAAACCAGTTTTGACATTTTCGGCGCGACCTCAAAGTGCGTCTGCTCCCCTTATCACACCAGAAAATGGTGTTGATTTGGCTGAGGAGGTACTTGTTGCTCCCAATGTTTCAACTGAAATGCGTATGGATACTACACAACTCACCCCATTGTCGGTGAAGAATATGCTGAAAAAATACCAGATGTTTGCGAATAGAAATTTATCTCTCCCTACAGAGTTGAATGGTGGACAAGTTACAACTATCCCCCTCTCTTCTCTTTTTGGAGGTCAATATCTTTCGCCTGCGACTATTCCCCCCGGAACATATCACATTATACCTGGAATTTTTCAACATTTTCAATTGCTGTACCGACAATTTAAAGGGCCCCTTAGATTTAAAGTCATGCTTAATAACCTTACACCTAACTATGCATTCTCTATTTTCTATAATCCTCCTGTGAGTGATTTTCCTTCAGGCATTAGTACTGCTCACGATTCGTTCGCGAATAGTATGTACATGCCTGAGGGATCTCTTCCTGCTTCTTACAATGGCAGGACCACTTACACACGGTTTGCGAACATGGTACGTGTGCCAATTTGTTATGTGAATGGTCTACAAAAGACTGCTGAATTTGAAGTTCCGTTTTCATCTAAATTTCTGTCTATACTTTCATGGACAGGTCCTGCTTCTGAGAATGAATTGAGTGGGTCACCTCTTATTGACTTAGGTCAATTGGTGATTTACACCCAATATTGTTCTATACCACAACAACTTATTAGTCCAACGCTTGCAACGTTGAACTTCTTTGTGTCTTTTGGTGATGAAAGCAGGTTTGGAAACTTATTTCAGATTCCCAGTTTAGCGGTTAACTCGACAGTCAACTCTTCCGGAATCCTTACAGCAAGCACCTGGCCTGATAGCTATGGCACAGGTGCTCCCCTCGTTAATACCCTAATTAGGTTATAATTAGCTATCGTCTTTCTCCGACGTTAAATGTCTCTATACAAGATTTACGGTATAGCGGTGACCTCTTGGATCTGCATGTTCAGACCTGAGGCGGTCAGAGAACATGTAAATACAATTTACG